TTTTTTTTTTTTTTTTTTTTTATAGTAAATTAAAGAAAATTATAGTAAAAGGGAAATAATTCGACAGAAATAAAAGAAATATAAAAAAAACTGACGAAAAATAATAATCATTTGGTTTTTATTTCTGCAGGTGTAGGCGTGAACGGCGTGGTAGTAACGACAAATTCTTTCAAAACCAAGCGTTGCAAATCCTTAAAATCTTTTTGAATTTGTTTAACGGTGCGTGATAGAGATAGCATCTCATCCGCCAATAAATCATCATGTCGTTTAACACGTGATGTCCCCTGAGCAGCCGCATTAACATCAACAACTTGTGGTTTGAAGGATAGCGGTCGCGACAAATCCGGCGACACCAATTTGTTCAAACGATCAACGACAGGTCCACGATCCGTAAAACCAGCTCCGAAAACCATAATAACCAAAAATAATATAAAGAATTTATGGGCCGGAGTTCGTAACATGACGAACAAATAAAAAAGCAACGCCAAAAGCAAAACCTGCAGTATGGTAATGTAATGCAGAAAAGCCAAGAAAACCAACAAACCCGAAAACAAAATGTTACGAGTTGATGGTTTAACTATAGCAGGAACAAAAAGTATAGCCGAATAGGCTACCATATATTTATACTTTATCAGATAGCCCAAAAGCCAAGCCAAAGCCGACGCAACCGATTTAAAAACCACAGGCACATCCGGATCACTTAAAAACTTCATAATAGCTTTAAGCAACATTTCCAAAGGACCAGTAGTAGTACCATATTCCGAAAGCAGAGTCAAAACTCCAAAAATTGCCAACAACAATCCCCAAAAATGATAAATGATGTTATAGAAGGAGTTAAAAACTGAAGAGAAAAACCCTTCGCCGACTTGCTGACCACCACGAATAGTTTGGATGCCTGTAAGATGATCGTAAAACTTAGGGGGACGCCCATTTTCCGAAGGCAAAAGGAGCGCAGAATTAGCCATGAGAAGACAGAAGAATAATGAAAAGGAAGAAATTAATATAACTTAATTTAACGAACTCGTGGAGTTCGAAGAAGTAAAATCATAAAAAGATTCCAAAACTAAATGATAGATCTCAGAAACAGAATAATGACGAGAAGAAAGCATATATTGAGAAAAAGTAAAGAAGAAAGATGTAGAATTAAAAGTAGACAGAGCAGTAAGCAAAGGCTGATAAATAGGTAAACGAGACAAATAAAAGGAATAATAAAAAGGGGTGCCAGAATAATCCATATAAACTTGATCATGAGTAGAATTAAAAGAAGAAACAGTAAAAACAAAAACATAATAGTCGGAAGGAAAAGGCAGCATAGAATAATTAAGAAGGTGACGAATTTGAGGATTAAGGACAATAAGAAGAGGAGAAGGATAAAATCGAACGAAACCAAAAATCATGAGCACAAGAAAAGTAAGAAGTAATGGAGGCAAAAGAGTAGAAAAATATCTAGAGAAAAAGAAAAAGACAATTAAATATTCAAAAAACATATAATAAGAGTCAACATAAACAAAAAGATGTAAAACAAAAACGAAGAAAATACGAAGAATAGATAAAAATAAAGAGAAGACACGATCAATAGTAGACGACAAAACCTTTTCAAACTTAGACATAAGAGGCGCCAAATCCATAAAAACCTCCAGCGTAATGTCCAAAACAACCCGAAAAATTTCCAAAAACACATCCCAGAAGGGACGCACAAAAGAAACTATAGCTTCAGCGAGCCAAGAAGAAAAACTTTTAACTTGATAATTATAAATCAATCCAGTCTCCGTCACATTAGTACCCATAAGGGCAACCATAAACGCATGAACAAAATAATCCGTAAAATTTTTAAAGACAACCGCAGAGAGCATCCGTGAAGAACGTTCGTAAACATTGTCAATAAAGTCAATCCTAGTAACATTCCAACGAAAAATGGTAAGAGCAGCTCCATGCACCGCGTTTAACAATTCATCTAAGGTTCCATAAGTATCGGAAAATATGCGCGCATAATAATAATCTATCAAAGAACGACCAAGAACCACAAAAGACTTCCAAAAGGTATCAGTCACATCATTAACGTTCAAAGTGCTGACTTCCATAGTACGCACCGAACGGTCAAAATCGTACCAATCCTCAGGACAACGATCAATCAAAAGACGCCAGTTTTCGAACAAATGATCAACACAAACATTATAACGCATGGATTCAGAACCATAATGAACATGACGACGACATCCTCTTTTAGACCTAAATATACTGACATCATCAACCGCTTTGGCACGAACGAACAAACGATCGTTGCAAACGTAACGCAAATAAGGTATCTTGATAGACAACGATGTAAACTCATGGTGAAACTGAGAATAGACAACGGCCCGATAACCCTTGTCGCTAAATATAAAATAAGGAGAACGATTTTGAATCAAGGCATTAAAAGGATTCATAAAACCTTCAGAATAAACCAACGGTTTGTAAACCAATAGAGGCCTAAAATTTGACAAATTGCAAAAGAATTCAAACACACGTTCCCTAAGAACAAACCTTTGATTAAACCCATCAAGAGTCGACAAACGATACGTTTCAAAATTATCGCGATCATATCCTCGACAAATACGAATGTTTCCCTTTTTAAACAAAGCTATATGCAAACAAGTATTAGCCATAAGACAACCAATTTTATTGTCGATAGTTCGATTAAAGACGGCCAAACAGTTAGGATCGGGATCACGCACACGCACGACCAAAAAGGTCTTCTTTTCATTCTCAGCAGAACAAACGGTGAAATCACGTCTATAAGAGTCGTAACGACGTTCCGAAAGCACAACATCACGAGTCATAAGGTATCTGTTAGCCAAAACACCAATCGGCATAGTATCTATAATTTTAACTTTCTCAGACACTTCCTGAATATATTTGGACACTCTTCCAGTAAACAAATTCAAGTCTATCAATATATTATCACGGCTAGTCACATTGAAATTTCCTTCTTTCAACCATCTTTTCAACATCGAAATTCTATCCAGCCAATGACGCAAAACGACATCGTGCATACCCTCAACATTCCTAAACTTATTATGAGTAAGCAAACTCATGTCAATAGAACTTACGACACTAAAAGTAAAAAGGAACGTATAAAGAGCGCAGAACATAATAGACCCAACGCGAACCGAGTGATTATGAAAAATTTTTACAATTAATATAATTTCCCATAAACTCAAAACTCCAATGAAGGTAACACAACACGATAAGGATTGAGATAATGACCTTCTTCCAAAAAATAAAGATTGTCAAACGCCTTATCATTATTAACCAAAGAAACTATAGCGGAAAAGTAATAAGTAAAGTCAGCAGCATAAAGCTGATAACGGTCGGAAACAGCGGCACTAAGAAAAGGATAATAGTAAGCGTTTTCAAAAGCTTTAACCGTGTCTCTCAGAGACACTCTATATTCATCACGATGATCCCAATTGACCAAATCGTTGCGACCCAATTTAACTACCAATTTGACCGGATCAGGTATAATTTTCCAACTACCTTCAGGAGTCCATATCAAAAACTTGGAACAAAAATATGGAACTTTATAATGAAGAAGCTTGCTTTCCAAATTAAACTTAAAAGCTAAATTGGCCACTGAAATCCCGGAATCTAATTTAGTTCGAGAAAATATAATGGAATCGTCGCCCGAGAACATACAAAATTCACGATTTAAATCAAAAGAATGAGCCAAAACCGCCATCAAAAACAAGGTATTCCCAAAAAACGTCATAGCGTCACCAGATTTACGCTGAAAGCATATCTCCGCTTTAAATTTAACCAAGGGCGACCAAAGTCTAGTATAAACATGCATTACAGACCAAGTAGCTAATAACTCTTCAGGAAAACCTAGCAACCGCAAAATAGCCAATTCAAATTTCAACGCTATACGACCTTGACTCTTATCATATTTAGAAAAATCCACTTCCAACATATATTTAAATTTATCATACAGTTCCACCGGCAATCGAAAATTCATAAGTTTCTCCAAGTCTTCAACAGCCATGTCCGTATATATCAATTTATCGCACTTAAGAACTGATATCAATCTTTTCTTTATTTCTCGAACAATAGGACAGAAAATAGCATTAATTTTTTTACAATGATGTGCTATAGTCTGAGGACTAACATATTTATTTTCATTTCCAACCTCCAATTTAGGTTTAGGTAACCTCTTAAGACAAAAATTGTAAATCCTAAGATCCTTAACAAAAATATTAATATCAGCGTCTTTACTCAACATTTCGAAAACTTTCACAGGCTGAGTAGCTATCCACTCTTCAATACAAGCGACATTGATGTTAACAGGCTCATCGCGATATTTATTAAAAATCCGCAGATCAGCAATATAAGTTTCGACGAAACGTTCGACCATCTGTCTAACCAACAAATCATCATTATTCAATCCATACAAATCAGGGACATTACCATTTCTCTGATAATACGCTTTAACCAACTGTTTCTGAGTTGTCACAACACTATCCGGACAATTGGTGCGCAACCTAGAGGTCAAACACTGATAACGCGGCAATCGGGGAACATGAGGCATAGTGACAATCACTCGATCTCTAGGAACCGTCATCAAATCCATTTCAAATATCTCATTGTCAAAAGTCTTATCCACAGAGGAAGCACCAGGAAAAACAACATCGATAAATTCTTGCAAAGCAGCGATAGGATTACCGACTTCAAGCGGCGAAATATAAGGTATCATTATCTCCTTAACATCGATCTTACGAATACAATTCCTGAAAGGAATAACATTAGTACCAGCATGATCAATAACCAATTCACGCAGCATTTTATTCTGTTTCAAATAATCTAATATATAAGCATCAACAGCAATAGTGTCTACCAAAGGATAATTAACGCAATCCTCAACATTACCACCACCTCGAAGACCATCAACGACACAACTTTTTAATTCATTCTGAGAAAACGTTTTACGTATCATGGTGGCCAACATATCATTCTTGGCAGTACAATAAATAAATCTAGAAGTGTGTCTGGTAAATGCAACCAATTGGTGACTAACACTGTCATATATAGAAATAGGTTTAACTTGTAATCGAATCAACAAAACTTCAGCAGTCTGTTTACCTTGAAATTCATGAACAGTAAACACTCTCTTGTCCCACTCAGCAACCATACCAATTTTCACAATATGTATCAAAACATCGTTCTTCTCCTGCTGAGTGAAAGTCAAGATAACAGCATTACGCCAATCGCAAAAAGGAACGTCCGATAACCCATTAATGTTCATGATGCGCATCGATAAAAAATTTTTATTCTCGGTAATAACTTTCCTTGGATAAACTTTAAGATTGTTGAGATGCGCGACGACATCAACAGGGCATCTATAAGATTTATCCAAAAACTTAATTTGCAATCTATCTTTAATACTATCCAACAAAGAGTACCGCAATCTGATACTGCCATTACGATTAATAAAAGGGATCTGAGCCCTATCTCCACAAATAAAAACTTTAGTAGCACCGGACAAGTAAACACACCAAAGTATTTCACCAAAATGTTTCATGAGCCCTTCGTCAATCCACAAGGTATCTATCTCACCATTTTCATTTCGACAATTAGAATGAACCAGATAAGAATCCACTGTACGATAACGTTTTTTCATAATGGCCAAATCAGAAGATACACCATACATGTCAGCGGCTCTACGACGCATATCTTCAGCGGTTTCCTTAGTAGCAGTCAAGACAACATGTTTACAGTCATCAACAGAAAATTCATGATTCTTAAGAATATAAGTAGACTTACCACATCCAGGAACGCCCTCAATCAAAACAAATGTGACTCCATCATAAGTGAAATCAGAGAGCTCAATATTCATAACATTATTATAAATAAGATCAGAATTAACTATCCTCATATCCTTAGTAACAGAAACTCGACCACACATAACTCCAGGCACAAGTCTATCTCCATCGTAGCACCTCTCTATATCCACTAAAATTTCACCATTATAACCACGAGAGTATCGACCAACACCCTCACGAGGTTTAATCAAAAATTTTCCAGTAGTCAAATCAATCATACCATAGTCAGGTTTATTGTTAACAAATTCAATACGCCCTGACACCCCTGACATCATTAAACTACATCTTTCGTGCAAATTCCTAACATTGTCGATAATCATTTGATTAGACACCCTCCACATCTCACGTGCCTCAATCATGGCATTTATCATAACGTCATCAGAAGTAATACTCTGCCTAAAATCAGGTCTAAAGTTAGCATCAGTACCGCGACCGCTTCCAGCAAAATTTTCAATACCCTTGACTTCCACATAAATCAAATAAACGAATTCCTTCATAACATCAATCAAAATTTTAAAAGACAAAATATCAGAATGACGAACCCCCACGACACTAACAGATCCACACTTCTCAAAATGACGCCTCAAGATATGGCGATAACCGTTGTAATCAAAATCATCAATGACTTCATTATCAACCACACGCACCGGCACATGGTATCCATCACATCTTTCAATTATCTCACTTTCAGCATAAGAAACGTCACAATCCAAAGCGTCAAAAACAAATATCCTATCAACTCTAGGCAGAACCGTAGTCCTGTAAACCATTCGACAAGCACTATCACCGCCACAACAATAATAAGTAGCCGACAATCTATTGTACCAAATACCATCAACGTTGCGAACACTAGAAATACGCGCACAACACGAACAATCCCTAATGTGGTCTTTGGCCAAATTAATCATCTCCAAAAGCGAAACATTTTGTTCAACGCCAGTACCGAAAGCCAAAATGAGTATAGCAAAGTTTTTATTAAGTAACCAAGGTAAATTCAACAACATACAACATAGACCCATTGCAGAAATCAAATTTTGAAATCGTTCAAAGTCCAGATCATAAATAGACACCAAAAGATATAGAGTCTTACGATAGTCACGAGAACCCAAATACTCGATAAGAGACGACAAAGCCACGCCACGACATTCACAATGAAAGCCACAATAGCGAGCCACTGCATTATAAAAATTATGTTGTGACAAATCAATTGCGGAAATAGCGTCAGCATAGCTCAAAACAGTAGAACCGAGTATATAAGAAACAAAGTTCTGAAAACTGGTGAAATTTTTACGCAATAAACAATCCAATGAACGATAAATTTCAACGACATCTATAGAATTATAATTAAAACGTCGCGACACAAAACCACCACCGAAACCAAAATCATCGCCACAAACCGAAGTAATATAGTAATGACTACCATCGTATCGCAAACGCAAAACATAAGAAGGTCGACTCAAAGAATCGCCAAAACTACACACACATTCACCATCAATACTGTCTACAGAAATCTTGGCCTTATAGTGATCAGAGAACAAATTAATAACATTTCTGCCGCCCCATCCAGCCAATTCCTGTCTAAGATCTTCATCATTAATACCTATTCCATTATAATAATCCTTATCTTTCTCGTAAACATCAAGCAATTTAGCCCGCAGACAATCAGCGTCATTATCATCACCGCTCATCAAAGCGTAATAAAGACAACTCCCATCAGCTTTAACACTGTAAACACAAGAAGCCAGATCAATTTGAGGCACGATTTCTTGTTTTTTAGTAGACCCAAAATCATTATCTAAAAGTAAGGATCTTCTAACATCCATCAACAATTTACCATAAACATTACGCCCCAGGTAGGACACTCTTCCATCAGACCGAAATTTCTTCAGCGTCACTCCCGCGCCCCAATGATCATCCACTGTAGCATTAACCAAATGCCAACCGGATGTACCCTGCAAAATCCTAGCGAACTCACAACATTTAAATCTGCAATCCAAAACTCTCTTAACTATATCTTCCCTTCTATTCTTCCACAATTCCTCACCTTTCTTTGACAAAAACTTCTTCCATTTCTTCCGAAGAACACGATCATCCTTTTCTTTAAGCAATTCCAAACCAAAGGATCCACAACCATACGCATCAGAAGCCAAATATATAACAGCTCTCTCAACAGTGGTGAAAACTCGCTTAGCAACCCCATCATCAATAGTCAATTCACTCACAAAGCAATTAGACAAAGGGCAAGATTCACCAGAAAAGGCCAATACTCCTAGATCATCATCAACAAAACAATTATCATCACCACCAAAAACAGCTAAATCCAATATAGCACGAGACTCAGCACTACAATTATTTTCAACAGATTCATCAACGAAATCAGACTTAGTCTCATCATCGCCAATAGTAGAATCAGTCACCACAGACAACTTACCGGTTCTTTCTTCACACGTGACAAATTCCAAATCCGTAGTAAGAACACAACTACTACTTTCAACTTCGGTATTATTATCAACAGAATAAATAGTGCTTCCTTCAAGAATACCTTCGACTTTATCACTGCCCACAAGTCCACTGAGAAATCTAACATATTCTTTACGCAAAGCAATATCAAAATTGTTCATAATGGACTTAAGATCCCTGTAAACAAACACCTTCCGATTCTTAAATGCAACACTTTTAACATCCGCCGTAGAACAATAACGCAAAGCGACAATATAATGTTCCATCGAAAAGGGCGTAACGTAAGAAGAACGGTGCACATGATACTTAACAAATTTACTCAAAAACGTACCCAACATATCAAGAGTTTCATGACCATAAAATCCAAAAGTTTTAATAACGGCCACACCACCATCCGCCAAAACTTTTTCTACAACAGCAATCTGAGCCTTAATCAAGTAAAAGTTTTCAACTTCTTTATCGATAACATCATTATGAAGAGCCCCGTCAGCAGTAACCAAATCAATACCGACCTTAGATTCAATAATCTTTTGAACAATAACTTCACCAGTAGTCTCACAAAGCAAATCAGTATTTTCCAAATCCAAAACACACAGCTTGCCAAAAAGATCACAACGACGCAACTTGTCGAAATCCACAGTACAACCGACGTCAGCATCACGATAATAATGCATGAACACCTTATTCACCACCTTTTTAATCAAAGTTTTCGTAAAACCACCAGGACCAGCACATAGATCCAAAGCATTGCCAACCTCTCCAGGCACATACAACTCCAAAATTTCTTTCAATTTATACTCAGCTCGAGATATAAATAACGTATCGGCCCTATTATAATCCATCCTAGTATTATCATCAACATACCTACGATAATCCTTCTCATCGACATTAGTGGCAACGAAATTTGCCAAAGCAATTATATCTTTACGAGTTTTAACAATACGACGACACTCTCCAAAATCAACCCCCATAATGGATTTTTCGGTAATATCGGACACTGCGTCAGATCTATTATTGACCCCTTTTTCCACAACAGTTTTACCCTTAACAAAAGATTTAAATTTTTCACACAAACTGCGGACAACACCAACACCACCAGAAATTTTACATTCAACAGCAACTTCCGCATCACGATCAACATCCTTACGCACAACAGTAGCGTCAACACAAAAATTATCCGCCAAAATCGATTTAATAGTCTTCTCTGGTTCCCATATCAACTCAGGTACGACCACTTTAGGATAGAACACTGGTAAAATCTGAAGATGTTCAAATCGAGGCGCACAAGTAAATTGATCAAATGCTTCATCAATAAGACCCACTATTTTATTCTTAACCGCAGAAACTGCATACTGACAAAAGCCCACAGACTCAGTAGATATATACTTAGGTACTTCCTCGATAAATTTATAGCCATCAACAGGCGAACAAGACACATTAAAAGCCATTAAGTAAAAGGGGCCCATAAGAGAAGAGAAACATGAGACTGGCAAAGCAGCTTTAAAGGCAGAATAAAGTGGCTTGGAAGAAGAAAATATTCTTCGGAAAAACCCCTTTTGAAGCAAATCACGATCATATTGAACACACTCCAACACGAATTGAACCATCTTACCAACATCATATTTTCGTTTATAAACTTCAACATAAATAGCCAAAGACAAATGGTACTTCTCATTAAACGTCATAGATGGCATACGAGAAGTCACATCCTCACCAAAAAAAATACGATGAGTGTAAGCTTGAATGAAAGATAAAATCTCAACTGGTTTAAATTTATTTTCAGTAGCAGTCATAGCATGGCCCATGATCTTATCTATAAGTTCCTTATCCAAATACATAACTTTTTCTTTGATAATAGCAGACACACAGCCTTTACGCAAAGCCGTTTGATCAGCGACAGGGAAAGTAACTTTCAATTTCCCTTCAAGCGATTTAAACCAAACACGATGCACCAAAGGGGAAAACTTAACTGACACACGATAAGGCAAAGCCGTAACTCGAAAGAATTGTATACCATTGCGATTTTCCAGCAACTCCAAAATAAAACGATTCAAGCCTGTAGAATCAACAAAAGTACTAACCATCACATAAGCCATGTAAGTACGAACTCGATGACGATAAATAAGCGCCGAATCATTTTTAAACGTAAACTCCAAATACTTCTTATCGATAGAATAAGAAAAATAACACTCCAAACATTCTATATAACCCTCATTCATATACAAAATTCTGTCATCAAATATAAAACTACCGTAAATCTCGCTCATGTTCTTCTTAGTCATAATATCGCCCAATTCGCGAAGTGATATATCATAATTGCTATGCAGCATAATACCATAACGAGCCGTACGCGTGCATTCTTGAGCCTTACGCAAACAAACCCACTTGTTATCAAAAGTTCGGTTTTTGGTATCGTTTAAAAACTTTCGAAACTCTTCATCTCTGTCATCCGAAATCTTAGGATCATCACTCCTAATTTTCATTCTTTTTATTTCAGAAAAATATAATTTCTTTAGCGCTTCCCTACGTTGCACAAATCTTTGAACATCTCTATCATCCAGCATAGGACAACAACAATGAATTCCTTTATTCATATCAGCCAGATGTCTGTAAAAGTTTCCTCCAATATCTGTAGCATAATCATCACGACCATCAGTAGACATTGCAACAATATGATCGTAACCAATCAATTGAAGCAATATAGCATTTTCACACTTTCTACTAGCAGCGGCGAAACAGTGAGAATTACTAGACTTCTTAGTAAAAGTCAAGTTAAGAGATGGATACATCCTCACCAGTTTATTTTCTTGTTCGTTAGAAAGATCTTCAGGAATCATAACCTTAATAGTTCTGATCCTTTCCATCTTTCTAAATTCTTCTTTCAACTTATCGGCACACGCATGTTCCATAAAATCCCGAATAGGATTCGGTTCATGGGAGCCCAAACGCTGTTCGACGAAATCTTTAGCTTTAGCATCGACCAACAAAGGATCAATCAAAGCCATGACTAATACGAACACAGTTACTGCTATTATGACACAAACTGCGGACAACACCAA